AACTGTTCTTTTACCATCAGATGATTCAATTATAAATTTTTCGTATAATACTGCGTCTTGTGCTGCCATTTACTTTAAATTTAGAGTGGAAAGTTTCTTTAATGAAGAATCAGAGTCTTGTTTGACATTCATATTTAAGTTGCTGCCATTATTATTAGTAATTGAACCTGTTTTATTACCATTACCACCATCAACTTTTACAATGAGAATTTTATTTTTGTCTCTTTCTTTAGATACATCAACTTCTTGCTTTGATATAGGTGTTATCGCACCAGATTTTCTCATAGCCTCCCCAATCATGTTAAATGCTTCAATATAACCCTCATCACCAGGATTATATGTCACATCTCCATCAGGAGTGGCTATTGTAATTGGTCTACCAGTTCCACCATATTTTTTCTTTAGAACGATTTCATTTCTTCGCTTATTAAACTCGTTCATCCTTTCATTATTAGTGTCAGTTGGTCTAAGTTCAAAATTTTCACCCACTACTGATTCTCTTAACTTATCAAATGATTCTCTTACTTTAGTTTCAGCACTATCTCGTACCTCAGAATTTGTTTCTGGATTAAACCCAAACATCTCCTTCATATAACTTACAAATTGTTTGTTTGTATTGGCTAATCCCTTAATTAATTGGTTTTCACTAATACCTTTTTGATCAATAGATTTCTCTTTTTCATTAGGATCTTTCTTTTCTAGTTGTTCTAATAAATTCTTTTGTTCTTCTTCAGATGCATTTTCAAGATTTATTTTTTCTTTTTTTTCAATTTCCTCTAGTTCATTGTTATTTTTTTGACCTGCTATATTTTCAATATTATTAGTATCTTCCTCTTCATTATTATTATTATTTTCTTCTTTCTTCTCATTAATTTCAGGTAATACTAATTCACCCTTTTCATCAACAAATGTGTTTTCAGGAAGTTCTCCCGTCTCGCTATAAACAGTAACACCATCAGCAAAAGAACTTAATCCAAATACATTTGGATTTGATGATGCACGGGCAAGTCTTATAAAATCAAGATTTAATTTCTGTACTTTTTCATTAGTTTCTGTTAAAGCATTTACGGTTTCTGTTTGAGTTTGTTCTAATTCAGGTTTTTTTGGTATCTTTTTAAAGTTTTTAGAAATACCCTCTTCAATTCCCACAATAAACGTGGATATTGCATCAGTAAAAACTTTACCTACTGATAGTAATTTAATTAACAATGTAATTAATCCTGTTAATTTAGGTAGTATTGGTAATAATTTTGTAGTAAACCAACCTATTATTACAATTCCAACTACATCTAATATTCTACCAAGAAATCCTTTTGTGCTTTTCTGAATAATATTACCTTGTCTTCTTGTAGATCCTTGTAATGTTGCTGCCTCTAATTCATCCTCTCTTTCTTTTCTGAGAACATTCTCTCTTCTTCTCGCAAAGAATTTATTATCATTTCTTATTAATAATCTCTTAAAAGCATTATTTTTTTTAGTTTGCTCACTTATCTCAGATGCCTCTTTCTGTGATCTATTAATACCTTTCACAAAAGATGCAGCAGAATTACGTATCGAATTGATACTTAGTGATGATTTAAGGGCAGCGTTTCTTCTTTCTTGTAATGACATTAGACTAAATTAAATTCTGCTTCAGCAAAGATTGTTGAAATATTTGTTTTATCTTCTGCTGATATATTCAATATCTTTTTAATTTCTGTTTTAGATGAGGACGCTATTTCTTTAGAATTAAACATATTCATGGCTGTTGACATATCAATGGTTGATATTAAAGGTGCATTTTCTAGGTTATTAAGTGTTGATATTTTTTCTTCATTTCTTTTCACAGGTGAGAAATCAAATTGCAAACTACTATCATCGACTACCTCATTATTCTCTTCTTCTTTTTTCTCATTAATATTATTTTTTTTAACACCCATAATTTTATCAGCAAGATTTGCCATCTGATCTGGTAAAATGTAGGCTAAAATTAATCCCGCTATTGCTCCAGCTATTGTACCAGCACCTGGAAAAAGGACAGATCCTATTTTAGCACCGAGTCCAAATGACGCTATATAACCACCAGTTCTAGCACCAGCACCTACAGTTGCTTGTGCAATAGTTTGATCCTCTTTTCTTCTTTGTAAAAAATCTCCAGTGAAGAACAGAGTGTTTATAATAGTGTTAAGATAAGGAATCTTTCTTATCACATTAGTTGCTTGTGTAATTTTCCTTGTGAAGAAATTACCCTTACCAGGATTAAGACCTTGCCCAATTCCCAATCCAATTCCAGTATTCTGTAAAATCTGACCAGTTTGACTAATTTTCTGAATATTTTTTGCTACAAATTTGCCACCATTTACTATAAAATTTCTGAATAAACTCAAAGTATTTCTTACAAAATTAATTGCAGACTTGAAACCTCTTGTCAATAATCCTGAAACACCTATTTTTAATACAATCTGACCAATATTTTTTACACCTAATAATATCTTGCCTAGTCCAGTTTTAAATAAAACTAGTGTTCCTCCAAAAAATAATAAATTTGATAGAAACTCTATCTTAAATTTCCTCATTGCTTCAGCGTTGCCCTGAGTTTTAAGGGTGAAAAATCTTAAAACTTTATCTGTAAGCCATCCACCAGCGATTGCTAATAAAAAATTACCCAATCTACTTAATATACCTTGTGTTTTTCTTGCAATGAATTTTACAGGAGATAATAATGCTCCTTGAATTTTTTTCTCTAACTCACCTTCTTTTCCTTCCCTTAAACCCTGCTCTGCTAAAATTGCTTCTCTTCTCTGCTTCTCCCTCTCTCTATTTTTATCTAATTGATCACTTATTGCTAAATTATTTTTAATCGTACTTAATGAAACAGCTAGTGATGATACTTGATTTTGTATTGATTCTAACTGTGAGGATACTCTTTGTAAACTTAAAGAATTTTCTGTAAGTAAGGATGTTGTTTTTTGATCTGGTTGAGGCTGATTAAAAATACGAGGTCTAAAGACATTAGAAGAAACACTTCTTCTTATACCTCTTAAACTCCCCGCTATCGGAGATCCTAATGTTTGTTCCTCATCCATTACGTTCTTGTTGTGCTTTTAGGTTTTCCTCTTCAATGAACTGCTGTAAAAGAGTAACATAAATTTCTCTTTCCCACGGAATCATATTTTCTAGCTCCGTCAAGCTATATTTATGGTGCTGCATCAAAGCAAAATTCAGTTTATAGTATGACGCAAGATCTTCATGTGCCATACTTACCCGAAAAAATTCTGTAATCCCTCCAATACTATTTCACTTTCAACCTTTGTATTAGGATTAATGACCTTAACAGTATGACTTAGTTTTGGCATTGTCTCAAAGAATTTTTCAATCTCCTTAAATTGTGATGAGTTAAGTTGTTCAACAAATTCAGTCAGTTCTTTTTTTGTACACTCACTAGATGTCCATGATTCTTCGTCTGAATATACCTGATCTATACAAGATCCAATCAAATCAAAGGTATCATCAACACCCATATCACCAGCAGGATTGAAGTTACTCTTAATAAATTCATTAAGTGATGGATACTTCATTCGTAGTGTGAATACATCATCTAATTTTATGTCAGTGTTATGATTCTCATCCCTTATTATCTTAATATTATCAATGTTAATTAGAGTTGGGACTTGTGTTTTGCCATCATCAGGGCAAGTAACCATAACTTCAATCTGTTCTCCAACAGATTTACCACGAATATTCAAGAACAAATATTCAATATCAAACGTGGATAATTTTTCAACTTTTATTCCTCTTGTTAAGATACATTTTCCAAGAATGTCTTTAATCGCATTTGCGATTTGTTTTGTATCTTGTGTCTCCATCGCAATGATTAATATTTTTTCTTCCTTCACAAGAAATGGTCTAACTTTAATTTTTTTGTTAGAAGAAGGAAGAGTCAACTCATAAGTAGGAGTCGAAATCTTAGGTAATGGCATAATAATTTAAGCACTTCAGTGACATTATTTATAGGGGTTTTTAAAGTTATGCTCTTCTTCCCTCTCCAATAAACATACCAGCTAAATTACTATATCCAGTTGTTGAAAATGAATTCTGTATATTTCTATTCAATGAAGCACGATCAGAGTTTATGATGGGTGTGTTTCTCAACGCTGCGTTTAGATTATTAGTATTAGCTCTATATGTTGCATTGTCTCCTCCATAAGTTACATCTACTCCACTATTTTCCTGATTATTAAATAATTTACCTAACATTCTAGCTAGAGATGAAGATTCTCCGCATACATATCGATCATAACTAAAAGTTGCAGTCGCTTTTAATAACTGAGATCCTTGGTATGATACTCGAACAGAATTTATTGATATTGGAAATAATCCAATAAATCTATACTCTAGAAATTTATTATGGTCTCTCTCAAATTTAACAACCCTAGTGTCGTTTGATTTATATTCTGCAGGATATCTCATTCTAAAATGATAATCATCCTTTGATGCATCTTCATCAGAACCTCCTGAAATATATTCCATCCAATGTTCTAAGAATTTAAGACTTCTATATCCTGTATCAACATAAAAATCAAAATTGACTTGAGTGAAGTTTCTTGTATGTGCAAACTTTTCAATTAATCCTTGATAATCACCAGCAGTATTAATAGAAGCTAATGCACTACCAGGTAAGACTGCATCACTACATAATAATCCTACATCATCGGCAATGAATCTATCATTTACTCCTTTTCTTCTTAAATGTCCACGCAATCCAGAATTAAAAAGTCCTCCTCCTGAAGTTGTTCCACTTGGCAGAGCAAACTTCACTAAAAAATTAGAAGTTGTTGATACATTCTGTATTTTAGGTAATATATCTGATATTCCTCTTGGTCTTGGTGCTGGCACTCTAAATAAAATTACACGTCATATGTATTTAGATGTCTTATAAGGGAAAATACTACCCCTCATATCCTAGAAAATACAAAGGTGATCCAACTAATATAATTTACAGGTCTCTTTGGGAAAGAAAATTCATGGTATATTGTGATAAAAACGATGCAATATTAGAGTGGGCAAGTGAAGAAATTGCAATCCCATATCGTTCCCCCGTTGATAATCGAGTTCATAGATACTTTCCTGATTTCTATATGAAAGTTAAGGAAAGAGGTGGAAAAATAAAAAGATATGTAATTGAAGTAAAACCTGCTAAACAAACAAAACCACCAGTGAAACCAAAGAGACAAACAAAAGGATATATTCGTGAAGCATATGAATATGCAAAGAACCAAGCAAAATGGAAGATGGCACGGGAGTTCTGTGCTGACCGTCAGTGGGAGTTCAAGGTAGTT